TAAGAATAAGACGAGCGAGACGATTACTGCTGAGGCCGATGCGCTTCAGGCGAAACTTGCAGCGCTCCGAAAGGAAGCACGCAAGATGAAGAAGCTGGAGGATCAGCAGAAGGCTGAGGAAAAGAGACAGAAGGACATTGCGTATGCATTGGAGTTCGTCGAGTTTGCGAAGCGATTGCGTTTCCAGAACGGTAATGACAGCTACTTCGATTACATCGCAAGGAAGCTGGCTGAGAGCAAAGCAACGTCTGGAAACGTAGCGTCAGTTGCCGTTCCGGCAACGACGCTTAGACAGGGTGAGCCGTCTGGCGAGGGGCAACGCCCATAAGAAGACGCTGACGGCAGGAGGACGGAGGGTCTGTTTACAGACCCAGAGGACATTATACTGGGACTGTAAACAGTCTTCGGACGATACGAGGAAGGAGTGATGTGAATGGGCTGGAAATGTGCGCCTCAGGTGATGGGTCTTGTCCGAGGGGAACCGAAGGCAGGACAGAAGCACCGAGCAAACGGTCGCAAGATTGCGATGGAAGCAGGATATGAACGAGCGTCTCTCAGCGACACACTGGACAGAACTCGCTCCAACCAGAATGAATATGAAGGTTATAGGAGCGGAAAAGAGTTCTGGGATGTGATGGAGCAAGAGGCTTCTGAGTATCGTGTTCAGGTGAAAGGCAAGACAAAGACGGGCGAAGAGATCATCCGAGAAAAGGGATTGCAACACAATGCCGTCATCGGATGGGCTGTGATTTATAATCCGCCTGCTGAAGTTTGCCGAGACTGGACACAGGCACAGTATAAGAAATTCCATGAGGACTGCCAGGAATGCATGGGACTCATCTCTCCGATTTTCCGAAAGGATAATATCAGGATGACCGCATTCCATAAGGACGAAGGGGTTCCTGCCGATGATGGTGAAGAGCCTGATGGACATTTTCATGACTTAGGTATTTCGCTGGACGAAAATGGTCATTACTGCGGAACCACGATTGACGCGAAATTGCTGGTGACAATTAACAAGAAGTTCCCTGCTCTTATGCGTGAGCGTGGCTGGGATATGGATGATCTGGATGTCACCGATTTCGACCGTGCAAAGGTGGATTCTGATTACAAGGCTGAACGCGATTTTAAGCGTGGGCAGTCTGGAAAATCCGTCAATCAACACATCCGAAAGACGGCTGAGAAATTAATGGACGAGGCCGAAGCGATGTATGAAGCTGGTGCGGAAATGGTTGTTGAGGGTTCTGAAAAGATGGCAGAAGCCGATGCTCGTGAGCTGGCATTAGCTGAGACAGAGAAAAAGCATTTGAATCTTCAGAGAGAAAATGTCCAACTGACTGTGAATAACAATCTTCTCCGCAATCAGTTCAATGAACTTGATGCGGAAATGGAAGCACGGGAAGCACAAGATGCGGAAGCCAAAAAGGCTATTGAAGAGTCATGCAGAATGGTCGTTCGGTTTATGCGTGGCGCTGGTCATGAGGATGAGAAAATTGATGTCCCAGATGACAATGAAGATATTCTGGATTTACTTCAGGCTGAGATGATCGCATTTCAAAAGCGATTAGAGCAGCAACAGCAGATCATGCTTCAGAAGATGACTGAGATGTTCGAGAAAATGAAGAAATCCGCTGACAGGGATACAAGCAGAAAGCGTTTCATGCAAGCGACGAAATATAACGCAACGGGACGTTCTTTGGAAGATGTGTATCAGGAACAAATTGCTAAGAAACGAAGTAAAGATGCAGAATTTTTACGAGAAGCAAAACAGATTGCTAACGGCAAGTCTTTAGATGACGAGCAGAAGCAGTAGTAGTCAGTGTGCGTAATGTGGGCAACTCATTTGAGTTGTCCATATTTCCACGCTGATTTTTTAACGCCTGATGCATTGAAAATCACGTTAAGATGTGATATACTGTTTCACAGGTTCACAAGGTCAAGTGATGAAAGGATAATCTGTTATGAATGAGAAAAATACAGTGAATATTACGATTTCCGTTACTCCTGCCGAACGAAAAGCACTGAAACAAGCTGCGCTCGATAATGACGTCAGCGTGTCAGCGCTTATCAGAATGTGGCTTGAAAAGTATCAGGCTGAGAAGGAGGCTGGGAAGTAATGGCTAAAAACGCTAATCTGAATAAAGCGAAGGATGCCAAGAACGATGAGTTTTATACTCAGCGTGAAGATATTGAGCGTGAATTATCGCATTATAAGGATTTTTTCAAGGATAAGGTTGTCTATTGCAACTGTGATGATCCTGTAGAGTCGGAGTTCTGGAAGTTCTTTGTCCGTGTGTTTAAAGACTGGGGGATGAAGAAACTCATGGCAACACACTACGAACCTGATGAAAAGAACTTCGCTTACAAGTTGGAAATCTGTGAGGACACCAACGGGGACGGAAAGATTGATTGGAACGACGAACCAACAATTACACAGATTCAATGTAATGGGGATTTTAGAAGTCAGATTTGCATTGATATGTTGAAAGAAGCAGATATCGTGGTGACGAATCCGCCGTTTTCCTTATTCCGTGAGTATGTGGCACAACTCATGGAGTACGGAAAAAAGCTTATTATTATAGGTCATCAGAATGCAATAAAGTACAAAGAAATTTTCCCGCTTATTAAGAATAACAAGCTTTGGCTTGGGTATGGTTTTCCTGGAAATGTGGGGTTTTTCCGTGCTCCGCATTATGAAGATTATGCCGTTTCATCCCAGCATAAGGAAGGGCTTATTCGAGTTTCTGGCGTGATGTGGTTCACTAATCTTGATATTCCTAAACGTCATCAGAATTTGGATTTACGTGGAAATTATTATCGTAGTGATGATTATCCACAATACTATAATCTAAATGCTATTGATGTCAGCAAGGTTGAAAATTTGCCGTGTGATTATGATGGTCTGATGGGTGTTCCCATAACATTTATGCAGAATTATAATCCAGATCAATTTGAAATTATTGGGTGTTCCGACGTCGCTGATTCCATTCCGAATGTTGATATACTTGGTCAAGCTTGGATTGATGGATATAGAGCGCAAGGAGGAACAGGACATTATACTGCGAACATGAAGTCTTTAGGACTGACGATTCCGAAATACAAAATCGTGTTCAGCAGAATTATAATCCGTAATAAAAACCCCGAACCGAGGAGGTATCCTGATGATAATTAACATGATTAAACTGAAAGTGCGTGACCTGGTCGAGGGTTATCACGAAGATGATGCCACGTCCAAAGTCACGGCATGGGGCGGAAATCTGGATGTCCGCCCAGAATATCAGCGTGAATACGTCTATGACGATCAGAAGCGTGACAGTGTTATTAACACTGTGCTTCATGGTTTTCCGCTGAATATTATGTACTTTGTTGACCGTGGTGCAGATGCCAAAGGCGCACGCTATGAAGTTCTTGACGGTCAGCAGCGTATTATCTCCATCTGCCGTTTCAAGACGGTCTCTGCTATCTCCGTGAAACTGCCTGCTCCGACAGGTGGCTTCAATATTGTGAACTTCCCGAACTTGTTCGACGAACAGCAGGAGGCTTTTCTGGATTATGAACTTCAGGTTTATATCTGCGAAGGAACTGAGAAGGAAAAGATTGACTGGTTCGAGGTCATAAATATTGCTGGTGAGAAGTTAGAGAAGCAAGAGATCCGTAATGCTGTCCTGCACTCTGCATGGTTGACAGATGCGAAGTCTGCGTTCTCTCGCAGGAACGGAGCGGTCAACAAGAAGTACGGTAAGTATTTCTCTGGTGATGTTATCCGTCAGAAGTACCTTGAAACTGCTTTCCGCTGGCACGCTGATGCCGAAGGTATTCAGGGCAAGGATATGGAGAACGTGATTCGTCAGTACATGATGAACCACAGTACCGATAAGAACGCTGATGCGCTCTGGAAGTACACCGAAGATGTCTTCAACTGGGTTGAAAAGACCTTCGGGAAGTTCGATAAGACCATGAACGGCGTTGAATGGGGCTACCTGTATAACAAGCACAAGGATGATGTGCTGGATCCTCAGGAAGTCCAGAAGCAGATTGCTGAGCTGATGGCGGACGATGAGGTTCAGAAGAAGTCGGCGATCTACGAGTATATCTTGACTGGAGAGAAGAAGGTTTTGAACCTTCGTACATTCTCAGAGCGTGACAAGATTACGATGTACAGCCGTCAGAAAGGCTTGTGTGCTATCTGTGGTAAGCCGTTCGAGATGAAAGAGATGCACGGCGACCATATTATTCCTTGGAGTAAGGGCGGAAAGACTGAACTGTCGAACGGACAGATGCTTTGTACAACGTGCAATCTGAGCAAGAGTAACTTGTGATTCCGAACGCTCCCGCAAGCGTTTCAGAATATATTTCACACAAAGAAAAGGAGACAGAAAAGATGAAAGGTAGAGTTGATTCCATTATTACGGATGTTTATGCAGTAAGCATCCCTGATGAACTGGTTGAAAAGATTCAGGCAGACATGGTGGCTGAATTTGCCAACAAAAAAGATTTCGAGGATGAAAAACTCCGTAATATCTTTTTGAATTATGGCGATGAAGAGAACTTCAAAAGTCAGCGTAAGAAGGTAAGATCTGAGATTCTTCTCGCCTATGCTTGGTTCTATAAGGACAAGTATGATATTGCAGTGAAAGCGATTGGGCATCATGATACTGTGACTGCAGGATTGGCTGAATAAGGAGATGTAATATCATGGCTGAAAAAGAACTTGTGTCCATGAGTGATAAGGAATTGGCTGATGCTATTGTTGCCATTTCGAAGAAAATTATGGAAGATCAGAACGCTGGTGACATGAAGCAGTTGAAGAAACATTTGGCTGAATCGAAGCGGCTGCAGAAAGAGATGGACAAGCGTTCTGCTGAGATTGAAGCGGAAATCAGAAAAAAGTGATGGTAAAAAAGAAAGTTCAACGGTCTAAGCGTTGTTATATCTATACCCGTGTTTCAACCGAGATGCAGGTTGACGGTTATTCATTAGATGCTCAAGAAGAATACCTCCGTAAAGAAGCCGACCATAAAGGCTATCAAGTTGCGGAGGTATTCCGCGATGAGGGAAAATCAGGAAAGAATACGACAGGTAGACCACAATTTCAAGAGATGCTTCGTCGTATAGCGAACGGTAATGAAGACGAAGTAGAATACGTCTATGTTTTCAAACTATCCCGTTTCGGGCGTAATACAGCAGATGTTATGTACAACGTCCAGTTGATGGAAGACTATGGTGTAAAACTGTATGCTGTCAGTGATGGAATAGACAGTGGCGGACCTGCAGGTAAGGTGCTGGTTCCTGTCATGTCTGCCGTTGCTGAAATAGAGCGTGAAAACATTCTTGCTCAGACGATGGCGGGTCGCAGACAGAAAGCCAAAGAAGGTAAATGGAACGGTGGGCAGGCGCCTTTCGGATATTATCTTGAAGACGGAGTTCTTCAAATAGATGAGGAAGAAGCCCAGATCGTTCGTATTATCTATGACCGCTTCCTGAATGGCAACATGGGTCTTGCAAGCATAGCAAAATGGCTCAACAGTCATGGATACAGAAAGAAAATTCGTGGTAACGGGAAGTATGATACCTTTACGGCTCATTTCATAAAAATAATTCTGGATAATGAGGTCTACAAGGGCAAGATTGTTTATGGCAAACGAGCCACAGAAAAAATCGAAGGTACTCGCAATGATTTTCATAAAGTCAAGCAGGAAGAAGGTTCCTATGATGTATGGGACGGACTGCACGAAGCGATTATCGACGAATTGACATGGGACGCGGTTCATTACAGGAGACAGCAGACAGGTGTAGCGAACGAAAGAAAGCACTCCCCTGACCATGCTCATCTTCTCTCTGGTATCTTGAAGTGTCCGATCTGCGGTGCTGGAATGTATGGAAGGCCAGGACGAAAGAAACGTAAGGACGGAACGTATTACGAAAACAGTCTGAACACTTGGTATTATTTCTGCAAACACGAGCACATGGTTGATGACAAGCCCTGCACGTTCGGTCAAATCAATCAGAAAGATATCGACGGTGAAATCTTGGCGTTCGTAAAGAGTGCACTGACAACAGGCGGTTTTGATGCTGCAATGCAAGGAGCAATCAACAATCACAGTGATCCAGACGTGTTGCAGGAAAGGCTAAAGACTATTCAGAATGAAAGACGGAAAGCCGTGTTGGCAAAAGACCAACGAGCGCTGGAGATTGACCAGTTGGATGCCTCGGATGCTGGATACAAAATGAAGTTAGCTGACCTGCAAAGAAGGCTTGATGAAAGATATGACGAGATACTCGGATATGATGAAGCAATCGAGCAAATACAGCTGGAGATGGCAAGAAATACCGAAGCGGAAGCAACCATGAAAGATGCCCGTGCTGCTCTTCAGTTCATTTCCGATAATGCAGAAAATCTGAGTGAGTCAGACCTGAGAGACCTGATTCATGCGTTCGTCAAGGAAATTCGTATCCATAAGAAGAAAAGTCCAGATGGCTGGATTAAGGACGTGCAATTTAACTTTGAAGTAGTGGTAAGCGGTGACCAGTTCGAGTTGGCTGAAGAAGACGACTCTGATACTTTCCAAAACGAAGCGACAACTGAGGAGACGGTTGTTCTTCTATGTCGGAAACATATCGACGCGGAAAAACAGATAACCGTAACGATCGAAACAGAAGACGGCTGGCGAGCAGATAAGCCTGTCAAAGCAACGTACAGCCAGATAAAGGATTGGGTGGCCAAACATTACAACGGTATGAAGGTTCACACACTGTATATTGCTCAGGTAAAAGAGAAGTACGGACTGATTGAGCGAGAGAACTACAACAAAGGAAAGGGAAAGGCGAAGGCGAAGGTTCCACAAGTCCCACCAGATAAAGAAGAAGCCATTGAAGCTGCGTTAAGACACTTCAGGCTGATAGAAAATTAAAATACAACAAAAATTAACCTGCGAAAGCAGTAAAGCCGAGGGAGAAATCCTTCGGCTTTTTATATGAAAACAGGCTCTTCTCGTTTAACAGGAGAGGTTTTTCATTCAAACAGCAGGGTTTATACATGGAAAAGTCGTTCTGATTAAAAATTGGATCGTCTCTCGATGTATGAACCCAGCCATTTTCATAAGTTTACACAGTTTTAGCATACACACCTGATGCAGAAAGTGTGTAAAAACACACAGCACCAGGATTTATACACAGAACTCTAACTTACTGTGTAAACTGTGTACAACTGTGTATAAAACGCATCGACCTTAAACAAATTGGCTTGTACACAACGCGCGCCACCGCTATGGGCTTGTGGGTGGCGCGCACCGTCAACTGTGTAAACTGTGTATAGATGTGTAATATACACAGTTAATATTGACTTTTTAACTGTGTATGTGTATAATACGGGACGAAAGGCGGTGATTTTATGGCTGACAAAAATGGTACAACTCAGGCGACAAACAATAAAACCGCAACTGGTCGCATCTTCAACTGCCTGCAATACGAGTATAATCCGAAGACGGGTGCATGTCTGAATTTTACTGAAGCAAATATTTTGAAGTGCATAAAGCACAGGACAATTACTCGATATGCTTATATCATGCATGACAAAGATACCGTTACAGAAGCCGATATAGAGACGGGACGTGGTGCATATACGGATGCTGATTTAGGAAAGCCAAAAGGCGTTCATTGGCATGTTGTGATAGAGACAGCGAATAATGCATATCCTGCAAGCGCGATTGCAAAGTGGCTTGGTATTCCTGAAAACATGGTTGAGATGCCGAAAGGTCGAGGCGCATTTATCGACTGTGTTGAATATCTACGTCACTCCGATATTCATCAGGCTTTGAAGGGTAAGTACGAATACGGCGAAGATGAAGTCAAAGCCAATTTCGATTGGCAGACTGAGGTTGAAGCGCTGGTTCTTCGCAAGACCGAGTTTGAGCGCCCTCTTTCTGAGAAAGAGTATGTAAAGAACTGCGTGCTTTACAAGGGTATGACTATTGGAGAGGTCATTGACCGTTATCCGACGCTTTATCAGGAAGAGATGACGATTCTTCAGAAGCTGCGTCTGGAATATCTTAATCGTAACGCGCCTATGCCTCCGTTTCGAGTGAATTATTATATTTACGGGAACACGGGCACGGGCAAGGATACAATGGCGCACTCTCTTGCTAAGGCTCTCTTCCCTGACATGAAGTATGACGATGATGTTTACTTCGAGATTGGCTCGAAGAAGGTCACGTTCAGCGGATATGATGGTCAGCCTGTTATCATCTGGTCAGAGTTCCGTGCAGATACTTTTGTTGACGCTCTTGGCGGATATGAAAGTGTGCTGGGAACGATAGATATTATTCCGAAGAATAAGCGTGAACATAAGAAGTTCGGTGATATAAGGCTTGTGAATGCAGTCAATATTGTGACCAGTACACAGGACTATAGAGAGTTCTTGCGAGGTCTGGTCAAAGAAGGTGATCCAGATCCAACGCAAGCAAATCGTCGTTTTCCGATTATCATTCCGATCCATGCAAAGTATTTTGATATCATGCTGAACGAAGGATATCTTGGCGGTGATGCTTTTGCTGAGTATCGAACGTGGCGACAGGTCACAGGCTCGTTTGGCGAGATTGCGAGGAAGTTGAATAGCCGACCTGAACTCTTCCAGAGGGCTGAACAGTTGTTATCTTCACATACTGTCAGCGCTCATAATGTGGTGGTGGAAAACATTAAGAGAGACCCTTATGCTGCGAAGAGCGATGATGAAGTCCTGGCTCTTTTGCAAGCAGAAGGTTATGGGAATTATCTCACTGCCGATGAGATTAAGGAGAAAGAACACGCAGAGTTTCTTGATGAGATGGCTCAGTGGGAGTCTGAATGCTTTGATAAGCTGGTTGATTTCTGTCACTGGTTCTGGGACGAGTTTGCTTCGCATCTGAACCGTGAGAAGTTTTATAAGTATCTGGAGGCTGACGATAAGACGGCTTTTCAGAGAGGGTTTCTGGATGACATGGACTTTTCCGATGTCAAACGGGCTGTTGATGCATTCGGTTCAGAAGATATGATCCTTCGATATAATGAGAAGGTCATTCGTGGTGCATTGGAAATGGTCTGGATGGGAGAACTGTGATATCACATCTACCCTTCTGAGCCTGAGATGATATATTGAAGTAAGAAAACTGAATACGGAAGGTTCACGAGATAAGCCTTACGATATCACAGAAGTAGCGCTCTGTGATGGAGGGCTCAGCGCTTACACGTCGGCGGTGAAAACCGTGTAGCGACATCGGGATTGATTTCTACGAGCGGTGAACAGAAGTGATACAGGGAAACCTGTCGCTTCTGTTTGTCGCTCTATTTTTATGCGACAACCTTCCTTCATAACGATGAAGGAGGTTATGCCAGCATGGCAGCAAATTTGAATTTACGTGCAGCGCAGAGAACTAAGCAAGATGAGTTTTATACTCGTCGTGAAGACATTGAGAGTGAACTTTCTCATTATGCAGAACACTTCCGAGGAAAGGTAGTGTATTGCAACTGTGATGATCCAGTAGAGTCAGAGTTCTGGAAGTTCTTTGTTCGCAATTTTAAGCCGTGGGGTTTGAAGAAACTCATGGCGACTCATTACGAACCCGACGAAAAGAATTACTCTTACAGTCTGGAACTGACAGAAGACACGAACGGTGACGGTCGTGTTGATATCAATGATGAACCGACTATCACACAGTTACCTTGTAACGGAGATTTCCGTTCAGCAGCATGTATCGAACTTCTGAAGGAAGCAGATATCGTGGTGACGAATCCACCGTTCAGTCTTTTCCGTGAGTATGTTGCACAGCTCATGGAATACGGGAAGAAGTTCTTGATTATCGGAAATAAGAACTCAATTACATATAAGGAGTTCTTTCCTCTGTTGAAAGATGACTGTGTTTGGATTGGATATTCCAGTCCAACAGAGTTCATGTTACCTGGTGGAGAAATGACAAAGAAGGTGAACGGTCTTTGCCGATGGTTTACCAACTTGGATATTCCAAAGCGTCATGCTCCGCTTGATCTGCGTGGAAATTACTATGATTCAGAGAAGTATCCGAAATACGATAACTGTGATGCTATCAACGTAAACAGAGTTGATGACATCCCTTGTGATTATGATGGCGTGATGGGTGTTCCGATTACTTTCATGGATAAGTATTGCCCTGAGCAATTTGAAATTATTGATGGTATTGGTCGTTATAGTGTTCTTCATAATGAAGAAACTAAAGCCGCTGGAAAATACCTATCTATGGTGAACGGTAAAGCCGTGTATTTTCGAATTTTAATTCGTAGAAAGTGAGGATTTATTATGACTAAGAATAAGACGAGCGAGACGATTACTGCTGAGGCCGATGCGCTTCAGGCGAAACTTGCAGCGCTCCGAAAGGAAGCACGCAAGATGAAGAAGCTGGAGGATCAGC